GGTATTGGATTAGCCATGATGTTTTGGGGAGGAGCTAATGCTTTGTTTGGTAATCAAGGATGGTTTCAAGGTTTAAAAACAAATATAGGAAAAATGAATCCTTTCGGTAGTCAAAGCGTAACTCAAGCAAGTGAGGTAGCTATTAATTCTCTTCCAGAAACTACAACAGGAATTGATAAACTTGTTGGTGCAGGAACCGATGCAGCTGCACAAGCATCCGCAGTTTCAGTAGACCCTACTAAATTTGAAAAGTTTCTATCTGGTGATTTATCAAAAATAGAAGCACTAGATACAGCTAAATTTTCTGAATTAGATTTAGGAGGTAAAATTGCAAAGGTTGGTGTTGAAACAGGTAAAGGTTTTTACACAGCAGGAGAAAAGGTTGGTGGATATCTTAAAGGTATTCCAGAAGGAGATTTTATACCTGATGTTTTAACAGGAGCAGGAACAGCAATTGTAACTTCTTCGGTCTTAGGAGGTGATAAAGAAGATATAAGTGGTAGAGGAATAATGCCACAAGTAGGTGCCATGGAAGCACCACAGGCTTCTTATGTTTCAGAAGTACAAAGTCAAATACCACAAATGCAAGGTATGGATTTTAATCAATTAAATCAAAGTTTATTTTATGGAACATTATCTCCTCAATGGTTAATGTCTCAAGCACAATACGGATAAGGTAGAGTTATGGCAGTATCAAACAAAGCAATTAATTTTATACAGGGTAGCTTAGAAAGAGGTAGACCTATACCGGGTCAGTCTATAACTAATTCTCCAGACCAGCCTTATAGATGGGAACAACCTCCTGAATTTACAAATCCACGTGAAGCTATGCTAGGAGTTTTTGAAGCATTGACAGTTCCAGAAACTACTGGAAATATTTTAGTTTCTTTAATAAAGGGTGTTGGTGTTATTGATATAGCATCCATTACTTTATATTCAGGATTTTTAGAAGGAAAATGGAATCCTGATTTAATGGTAATGTTAATGGAGCCTACTATGTATATGATTATGGCTCTGGCTGAAAAAGCAGAAATTGAATATAATTTAGAATCAGGAGATAATGAATCAAGCATAGAAACTTCTTCAGATAAACAAATTGAAACTATACAAAAAGGCATTACAGATTTAGATTCTTTAAGACAAGAGGCTGCTAAAAGAGTAAGTCCTATGTCAGTACCACAAGAAATAAGAGAAATAATTGAACAAAAAGAATTACCACCAAGCTTATTGGAAAAAGTTGAAAAAGAAACAGGTAAAAGTCTATTAAGTAAAGAGGCATAAATATGGCAAATAATATTTTTAAAGGTTTATTAGATAAATCAAGTTCACCCGGAACTTCTTGGGGTGAGTTAGCCGGAATGTATTTTTCTAAAGGTTCAAAAAAAGATGTTCGTGCTAGAAATATCTTATTAACTACTTTGTTTTTTAATGCCAAAGAAGCTTCCATGCAATCAAATGTTTTAAAAAATTTAGAAGAATCTAAAAGAAATAAATTATTTGATGAAGCTGCGGTCACTGATAAATGGAACGCTTATAATACTTTAATGGATGACGATGCTTCTTATAAATCAGACCCTAACTATTTTAAATATAAAGCTGAAGAAAAATTTACAAAAGTAAATCCAAACTTTCCAACAGGACAAAATATGCTTCAAAGTCAAATAGACTTTAGAAGAAAAGAAATTGAAGATTATGCAACCGCACTAGAAAATAATCATTTAGAAAAAATTAAAACAGGAAACATTTCACAACGATTACGTAAAGAAGAATTCTTTAAACCTTTTGAAGATTTTTATGTTTCTGAAAATGAAAGAATAGCAGCTGCTAAAAATGTTAGCTTAGTTCATAAAGGTTGGGATTTTCTTACTGGTGGTAAAAAGAAAGATTTAACTGAAGCTCAAATAAAAGATACAAGAAACGCAGCAGTAAAAAATAATCTTGGCTATCTTTTAAATCCTGATAGTTTTACAGCTCAAGAAAATATTGAACTTTATAGAGACCCCACAGTTTCCACATTTACTGCTGATGAAGTTAAAAGAAATATTATTAGCACAGTAGATGATTCAAGTCTTGCTAAAAGTATTATTAATAATATGGACCCAAAACAAGCAACTTACACAAGAGCTCAATTAGATTCTTTAGTTATTGGTGCTACGGTTGATTTTGATGAATTAACCTTTAAGTTTGAACAAGCAGGTAAAGTATTTGATAAAAATTATAAGACTGAAACAGGAAAAGACGCACCTAAAAAAGGACAAAAAGATTATTTAGATTATAAATTAAGAAAAACTAATTTTGCTGAAGAAAGAGCAGGTATCGGAGATAGAGACACCATAGAACTTAGAAAGAAAATTTATCTTAGACAAGATTTAATAGCTCAAGGAACAAATGAAAACGATGCAATAATTAAATCATTAGATTCCTTTATTAAAAATTCTGGTATAGATAAATTTAAATTAACTATGATGAATACAGCACTTGCCTCTGCTGCTGACCCAGAAACAAAAGCAATATTAGATAAACAAGGAATTAGTATAACAGACTATGTAAAAGATTACATGTCTAATCTAGAATCTTTTTATAAAATATTTGACGAATCTTAAAAGTTATGGCAGACGATAATAAAAGAAGCCCTTTTCTTATGGGTCCTACTGGCACATATTATGGTTATCATCAAACTTTAACTGAAGAACAAAAAGATGACCGTAAAAGAACTGCTGCTGGAATCATCACCTCTCTTCCTAGAGAAGCTTTAGAACTTGCAAGAGCATTAACTGAGCCTAGTACTTTCCCTTCTCGTTTAGAATTAGAAAGACAAGAAAGAGGAGAGGGTATTGAGCTTTTATCTGCTGAAGAAAAAAAGAAACGAGAAAAAGCTAGATTAGAAAGAATTAAAAAACAAGAAGATGTTATTGAACAAGTTTATTCAAAGCTTGTTGGTGCTGATAATGTTGAAAGATTACAACGAGGTGACTATTCTGTTGCTGAAATAAAAAGACCTGTAAATGAAGCATTAGATATTTCTAGAAGTATTGCAGAAATTGGTGTTGGGTTGGCAGCAGGAACAAAAATATCCGCTGTATCAAAAGCAAAAACCACCGCTGGTAAAATATTAAGACAATTAGGTGCTGGTGAAATAGGTGCTCAACTTTCTATTGACCCTTACAATGATATGAAATTATTTCCAAAAATGATTGGAAGTATGATTTCAGAACAGGATGGTAACTTGGGGGTAATTAAAGAGTATTTAGAAGCTGATGCTCAGAAAAAGTCACAATTAGAAAATAGAATTGATTTATTGGCAGATGGTTTATTATTTTCTACTGGGCTTTGGACTGGAGGAAAACTTTTAGAAGGTGGTAAATATACTTACAATAAAGTTGTTACAGAAGAATTTAGAAAGCAATTTAAAACTCATTTAAATAATATTGCTAAACAGGGCAAAGAAAATATTAATAGATATATTAGCAATATAAGAGATGAAAGAGATAAAGTATCAAAAGATTTATCTTTGTGGCATAGACAAGCAGATGTACAAAATGGTAAAGTTATTGGTGCAGGAGATGTAGCAGCATTAGAACCAAGTAAATTTACAAAATGGATATCTGACGTAAATTTACAATTTAGCACAAGTCCTTTATTAAGAAAATTTGAAAATTATAGATTAAAATTATTTTCTACACGAGGCGGTAAAACAAGACAGCTTAATGAAAAATTTTTGAGAGCAGAAAACGCTAAAGAACAATGGTCAGATAATATATTAAATACAGCCACTAATATTGAAAACGCTGTTGATGATATTGTTAGAACTGCCGGACCAAACAAAGAAGATGTTTTACGTAAAATAGATAGAATTTTATATACAGATTTTAGAACTCCAACTCTTATAACAGAAAGAAAAGGAATTAGTTTAGGTAGAAGACAAAAAGAAACTTTTGAAAGAGAATTAAAAAAATTACCAGAAGAATTACAAACGCCTGTAAGAAGAGCAAGAGAATTACAAGACAGATTAAGTAAACTAATGACAGAAACAGATTTGCTTACTGATACACAAAAACAAATTTATTTGGATAATTATGGTTTTTATGTAAGACGAAGCTATAAATTATTTGAAGACCCTAATTATGTTCCAACACCTAAAGCTTTAAAAGATGCAAGAGAATTTATAGGTGTTCAGTTTAGAAAGCAAGATTCAGAAGCAGGAAGAAAAATTTCAGTATTAGAAGAAAATAATTATAATAATGAAATTGACCAAAGAGTAGATGCTTTTATAACAAAAACTTTAGATAGAAAATCTACAAGCAATAAATTCTTTGCAGACCTTAACAAATTTGATACAATAAGAAAATCTATATTACAGGGGAAAAAAGATATACCTGCTCCAATAAGAAACTTATTTGGAGAAGTAGAAGAACCAGTAGAAAAATTAATACATTCAACAACAAAACTTAGTCGCATTGTAGAAGATTTAAAATTTTATGATGCTGCTTACAATGATGGTAAAGGATTATATTTTAAAGAAACACCAATAGGAATATTTACTGAAGAAGTGCCACAAGGTTATGGAAAACTTTCTGGACAATTTACTAGTCCTGAATTAGTACAATATTTTTCAAACTATAGAACTTTTGGTCAAAATATTTTAGAGGATAGTGGTATTACATCAACAATATATAGAACTTCTTTATTGTTAAAAGGAGCTGCTCAAGCTGCAAAAACTGTTTTTTCTCATGCTACACATGCTGTAAACATTATGGGTGGTGCATGGATGTCTTTAGCAAATGGAGTAAATATTTTTAATAAAAAGCAAGGACAGGAAATTATTAATGTTTTAAGAGCAAGAACAAAAAATGATATTGAACTACAAAAATTTCACGAAGAACTTTCAGGTAGAGGAATATTAAATAAAGGCGTAATTGCTAGAGACTTAATGGGTTTAGCAAATGATATACAAAAAATAAAAAGTGGTTTCGTAGTTGGAAAAGTAGACTGGATGTTTAAAAAAGTTCCGGTACCTTATTGGTCTGCAAAAAATAAAAAAATAGAATTTACAACACCAAGTAATGTAGCAGATAAAGTAAAAAATCTTTATGTAGCAGAAGATGACTTCTTTAAAATTAATATGTATCTTGAAGAAGAAAAACTTCTTACAAGATTTAATGATTCTTTATCAGATGGGCATAGATTAAAAAAGACTTCAGAAGGTATCAAAGATGAGGCAGCTTTAATGGTTAGAGATACTCTACCAAATTATGACCTTGTTCCAGAATGGCTTCAAAATTTAAGAAGAAATCCAGCATTTGGTAAATTCTTTTCCTTTATGTCAGAGTCTGTAAGAATAACAACTGGAACTATTAAAAGAGGAATAGATGAAGTAAAGCAGGGTAAAGCATTAATCCAAGAAGGAGAACAAGAAGCTGGTACAATATTAAGAAATAGAGGATTAAAAAGGTTGGCTGCTTTTACAGCTTTGGGAGCCGGAGGTTCAAAAGGAATTGAAGAAGCTTCAAAAGCTTTAGCAGGTTTTAACAAAGAAGATATTGATGCTGCAAAAGATTTTCAAGCTGATTACTTTCAAAATACAGATGTGTTTGTTAGTGTTGGACCAGACGGAACCCCAATGTTAGCTGATGTTGGAAGATTAGACCCTTATCAATTTCCAAAGCAGCCATTCCAAATTACTATTAATAAACTTTTAAATGATGATAGAATTTCTGATGAGGGAATATTAAGAGAAATATTTACTACAACTATGACAGAAATGGCTTCTCCTTTTCTTGGATTTTCAATGATACAAGAAGATATTGCTGGTTATCTTACAGGAGGAAGAAGAGTAGCAGACAATCGTTTAATGACTAATCCATTTGATAGAAAAGACCAATTTGATGATTCTGGAACATATCCTGAAAATATTTTAAATCCAGATAATATAAATATTTTATTATCAAATATAATGTATGATTTAGTTCCTGCTTCTTTTACAAGAACTACAGATTGGATAGATGAAATAGGAAAAGAAAGAACTGAATTTGACCAAGACATTTATCAAAATTTAAATTTTTTAAGATTCTTAACAGGCATTGGATTTGAACCTTTAAATAAAGAATATATACAAAAGATATATGAATTTAAAGCAACAGATTTTCTTAAACAAAAAGGATTTAGACGTAATAGATTATATAGAGCTATTGGTGATGAATTAAATATAGACGAGTTTACTAATGCTTATTTAAAAGAAAACCAATTATATTATAAAGCTTTTTCAAAGTTTCATAAAACAACTAAGTCAGCTGAAAGATTTAATTTAGATACAATTACTGCACAAAAAGAAGCAGGTGTTTCAAAGCAAGATAGAAATGTATTTAATTTTAGTAATGACTTTCAACCATTAGGTTTAACGCCAGGATTAAAAGAAAGTCTTTTAGAAAAAGCAAAAACATATGAAGACTATATTAATGTTTTAACAGATATATCTATGTTAGATACTACATTAAGTAATCTTCCAGTATTATTTAATAAAGACCATTACAAAATTCAAAAAGAAGAAGTACAAGAACTACAAGAATTTTTAAGAGAGCAGCGTGTTACTGGCGGTTTAATTGAAGGACCTAAAGTACCTTTTACAAAAGCAAACCCAGCAGATAGAATAGACCCATTTACAGGCAGACCTTATCAAAATGAAATAGAAAGATTGGGGTTAGCTGATGGTGGACCTATAAGTAGAATTATAAATTCTATTGGTGAAATGGTAGGAATAGGCTATAAAGAACAAAGACAAAATGAAAAAGAAGCTGCTGCTTTAATAAACAAAGCTGTTGCTGATAGATTAATTCCTGAAAAAGAAGGAATACAAGTAGATAAATATGGATTTGTTGCTGGTAATACAGGCGATGTTTTTAACGCAGTTAATCATGCATTATTAAGTTATAAATATGGAGATTCGTTTTTAATGAGAACTGGTCTTCAAGTAAAAGAAGGATTACAAGCGTTTAAAAAACCAAAAGATTCTGCATTAGATGCCTTAAATAATAGATTTGGAATGGAGCTTAGAAATAGAGTAAAAGACCAAGAAGAGGCAAATAAACAAATTATTGATGGAGTGCTTAATACTTATAGTACTTTAGAAGCAGGACAAAAATTACAACCCGGTAAAAATTTATATTTAAATTTTGAGGATATATAATGAACAGGGAACTTTGTAAAGCTGAAATAAAGAGACACGAAGGTGAAGTCTTAGCAGTCTATGAAGATAGTCTAGGCTATAAAACTCTTGGTGTTGGGCATCTCTGTCAGCCTAGCGACCCTGAATACACTTGGAAAGTTGGTACACCTGTTAGTCAAGAAGTTGTTGACATGTACTTTGATGAAGACTTTGACAAACATTACCATGAAGCTATCCATGTTATTGGTGGCGACCATGTGTTTCAAAAC